GTCTTTAGAAGTTGGGGTATGACTTTGGTTTGGTAGGTAATGAACGGCGCACCAAAGAATGAAGAGCGCAGTCCTCTAACCGTGGGAGATACCTCACTGTAATCAAACAGTACCTCGTTGGCTCGTAGGATGGCGGCTTGTTCAATAGTGATGGTGGGTTTCCCATCTGGCCCAGCACTCTCCTGACGCACCTCTTCCAGATGTGCTCTCTGGTGTGTTAAAGCGTCTGCTATATAGACACTCTTACCTAACACCTCTAGGTTCTGGTACATATTTCCAGACCAGTTCGCCGCCTTCTTCCAATACTTTTGAGCGTTCATTGTGAAGGACAATATGCCATCCCTCTCTACACTCAATAGGATATCCTCAAACTCACGTATTTCTGAGGCTATCATGGTGGATGCCTTTAAACCATAGTGTTGTGCTAACTCATACGCGGTGAACACTTTCTTTAACCCATAATTGTTTGCAACATCTGAGTTATTAAATGTTGTACCTTTTTCTCCTTTCCAAATCTCACGAATGTTTTCTTTAAACAATCCCGGTTGCCTATGAAAGGGAACCTTACCAAACAAATTCAACAGCATTGTATTGTTCACAAAGTTACGTGAAACTGTGGGTGGATTCATGGGAACCTTAAGGGTTTTCCATATGCCTACTAGCTTTGCATGTTTACCATGGGGGCTGAACATCTTGGAGAATAGGTTCTGCTCTCCGAATGCAGTAGAAGAGTTACCCATTATGTCTTGGTATATCTCTTTCCTTATCCACACTCCAGCCAATGACCCAAACCTTCTCCCTTTAGGCATCTGCCTAAACATCTTGGTGTCGTAATTCTTATCATAGTATGCCGCTTCGTCTAAGCCACCCATCTGATCGTAGAACTCCTTCTTAAGGGCTTCTAGTTTGGCTATTTCCGCAACTGCCTTCTTTACTACGTCTGGTTTTGTGTTGGGGTGTCCTTCTACTGCGCGTAAACCCTCAAGTTGTACATCTATTGCATGTACAGTAGTCCTTTTACTTCTTGTCTTTCCCGTAAGTGGATCAGTGATTTTATAAACTATCCACTGTCCGGGCAATACCCAAGGAATACCCGCTACTACTCTCTCTCCTGATGGAATCTTTTTCTTTTCTTCTAAGAGAGACGCTAACTCTTCCTTCCACTGCTGACGAACCTCCTCGTCCTTCTCAGTTTTAATCTTGGCTCGCGTCTCCTTGAGCCTTGCGTCTAGTTTCTTTATAGTTTCAGTAGGCTCAAAGGCTACCCTCTCAGACAACTCGTGCAGATAGTCGATGATAATCATGTCCATCTGAGGAACAGTGACTGCTCTGTATATTAGGTAGGCAGGATCGGTGACCTCTCCTAATAGTTCCTTCCGCAATTCATCCAACTCCAACCTTGTCTCTGACCAATACAGTGGGCTGGCCTTCATACCAAAAGGACTAGCACCTCTCTTCCCTGTCAACAGGTGGGCAAGAAATATCCTTGGCAGGTATTGTCCCTGCAACTCCTCGTACTGCGCTCGACTTGCTTCTGGAAATATATCTTTCTTGAATGCCTCTTCTCCAATCTCCATGATCTTGTTCTTAAACTTAACAGACGCCTCACGTAGTTTGACATTGGAGATCATCTCTGGAGTAGCATCTACATTGGTGAAGTACTTGAACACTTCTTCTTTATCTTGGTCAGAGAGATCGGTGTATAGTTTCTTAACATCTTCTCCGTACTCCAACACTTCCCCCAACTTTCCCTGATAAGCGGATCGAATAGAGCGGAACAGTGGGGCGTAAGGCACGTATTTGAACGTGTCAAAGAACGACCCTATTTTTTCTCTGAAGTGTCTGCCTCCTGCAACCAAGCCATCAACCCACTCCTTATCATTGTCCTTCAGCTTGTCGTTGACATAGCTAAAGAACTTGTCATCGAGTCCAGCAAACAGGACAGAGTAATGCTCTGTGTTCCTTACCTTTGCCTGATCGAACTTGCGGTCAACCGTTCCACGGATAGCACCCCTGATGAAAGCAACAACCTCTGCCTCATTTAAATTCTTGCCAAGGTACATCTTGACTCTTCCCATCCCACGCCTCAACCAATCCAGAAGCCTAATCCAGAATGAATCAGTCATTGGGTCAGTCGCATCAGTGTAGATACCGATGGCCTCTTCCGTTACGAATTCTGCCTTCGCCTCTGGCGACATGTTGGCGTTCATCTTAGCGTAGATACTTTCAGCCGCCGCAAAGGACTCAGTCCAAATCCCTCCACCCTCGCCTTCGGCGTCTCTCAACTCTCTGGCACTGGCTAGGATAAAGCTATGAATCTGGTCGCCGTACACATTCAAGATGCCAACGTGAACCCCTAACTCATGAGCAAAGACAGCAGTGATGTTCTCTTCTTCAATGCTATTGGTTATGAACCATACCATCCCGTCCCTTTCCACTGCTCTAATACCAAACCCACGTGGTGGATCAGGAACGTCCGACTGATTCTGTACGATGCGTAGCACCTTATCCTTTTCTAGACGGGCAAGTTTTAAGCGCCCGATGGCGGCTCCTAAGACTTCTCTAAATCTCTTGGGAGTTAACCCTGTGTTGTAGTTGGCGTTGCCTCTTTCATCTACCCCAACAAAAGGTCTTATTACAGAATAGTTGGGGATGTACCTTGCCCCTCCTTTATCAGTAGAAATCCCCATCATTCTAGAAACTTCGCCTGTCTTACCCCGGATAGTTTTTCGCTGATGGCCCTTGATGAATATAGCGGCGGGTGTAATCTTGGAGTTGACAACAATCTCTTGTCCCTTCTCCCACTCCTTCTTCTCCCTCTTGCCACTGAACTCGTAGGTAATATCAATGGTGGGCTTCTTACCACCCACCCACTTGAGGATAGTTTTATCCATCGTACCTATGTGTTCCACCACTTGCCACTCTGAACCCACGTTATCCTTGAACTTCTGTGGGTGGTGAAGGTTTCCTATAGGCGTAGTGTTTACTTGATCTAATTCCTTAGTAGTGGCATCAGCCGTAACGGGCGCAACCTTCTTCTTTACCTCGTCGGAGAATTTGTAACCTTCAAATAGTACATTACCTTGATCGTCCGTGATATCCTTAGAGGTATCACGAACAGCAGTTTCCTGTAACCTTTTTTCTATAGCCGCACCAGCCTCTTCCTTAGCCGTTCCTTTAGGTTTTGTTTCAGCGCCCTCTTCTTTGTAACCTTCAAATATTACATTACCTTCCTCGTCCAATACTTCCACGTCACCCTTCACAGGCTTGGGTTTTGTCTCTGCTTTTTTCTTTTCCTTTTCGGCTTTATCCTTCTCTGCCTGTGCGGCTTTATCTTTCTCTGCCTGAGCCTTAGCCTTCTTTTCCTTAGCCTTCTCTGCTAAAGAAGCAATGGTGGCGAGTCTCTTCTCAAGACGTTCCTTCTCTTTCGCCGCCGCAAGTTCTGTCTCATCATAGACAAAGGAGATGTCCTCTAAAGACAGCCATCGAGTACCCTTTTTATCTGATACAAACTTAACCCTACCGCCTAAGAAGTACTGCTCTTCGGGGTAAGAGAACTCAACAAACTTACCAGTCTGTTTGCGCTGACGACCCATCCTACCCCTCTTACTATGGGTAATGGTAACAGTTGTATCGAGCCTGATCTGGGTATCTATTCCCTCTTTACTTGGAACATCCACCACTTTAGTTTCTACTCCCCACACCTTATCCTTTTCAAGTATTGGAATCTCTTCTGGTGGTGGAGCAGTAGGCGTTTCATTCCTTACCAAGACTGGGACGTATACAACACGGGAATGTTGGTAATCGCTGGGACTTATCGGCGTCTCAGTAAAGCTAAAGATTTCTTTCTTCGTTGCTTCCCTTTCAATCTGGATTCTGTCATAGCCAAGCAAGTCCATTTCAATGGGCAAGTCCCTAGCCCACCCTTCCTTGCTTGTAATAAGTTCAAAGGTCTTGGCTTTTCTACGCACCCTACCTAGCGTCCCTTCGATGGACGTGCCATCAAAGAACTCTAAGATCGCCTTCTTTCCCTTACCTTCGCTGATGACTGCGGCTCGTCCATCAAGATGGGCTTGTGTATCCTCACCAAATCTTCCAAAGGCGTGGGTCTGGGGAATAAACATATCAGCCATGAATTTTTCCATGGCTTTCTGTTCTTCTTCGATACTCCCTCTGAATGAGGCAATAAGACGTGCGCCTTTAGTCGGCCCCTCTTCCACAAGCACCTCGTAAGGAACCATCACTCCTATCTTCTCAGGAACTGGTTCTAACTGTACATGTGCTTGTAGGGCAGACGTAGGTCTTATCAAGTAATCCTTTCCATCCGGCGCTACAACTTTCACTACATTAGATACCGCAATTGGGCCACCCCCAGTTAAAAACGGAGCCTGTGGTTTCAGAAAGACACGTTCCTCTTTGCCAGTTTTCTTTACCTCATAAGTCTTTTCTTTGGGTGGCATTGGTACTGAAACAATAGGTTCAGTCCTTTCACCGTATACTTTGAACACTTCAAATAGAGTGTTTTCATCTAAGGTAAGTGCGTCTCTCTTCCTTGCTTGGGCTTCTGTATACAAGCGTTGACCTCTTCTCTCCCGTTCAATCGCGAGTTCGGTGGTGATTTGCTCTACGGGTTCAGGAGTAACCTCTATGTCTGGGTCTGTTGCCCTTAATCTATTTATTCTATCAAGAGCACCTTTCTTTAGAGTGACACGTATATCATATCTACGGAAGTTCTTATCGTAATCTTTAGTAAGGAACTCCTTATTATTGGGAAGATAAACAGTTCTCACACGGCCCGGAAACATCTTCCTTTCAGGTTTTGCCTCTCGCCCTTCGGGGTACTCCATTGGCCCACGCTCAGTAACAGTCCTTTCTATATTGAGCAACCGATCTTTCAATTCCTTTAGCTTGAGCGCGTGTTCTTCCTTGTTGTGCCACGTTAAATAGATTTCATAGTCATAGGGATAATCAGGATATGCCTCCTCCTCAGTCCTAGCATCTCTCTGAACTACGATTATTCCAGTGGTGTTATCTATCCACGCTTTTCTTATTGTCTCCCTTCCCGGTACAGTATCGGGGAGATAAAACTCAGCCTCGACAGCGCCTCTTCTGTAAACCTGTTTGGCGTCTGTTATCTCTACAAAGTCTTCTAATAGAGGGGCTTTTGCTTTTCCTTTAAACTGCCTGACTTCAACGATGTCTTCCTTACGGATGTGTTGACCACTGATCCTGATCAGGCCATGCTCTGTCCACCCAGTAACTTCATAGGGGTAGTAGTACTGTGGATTAAGGCCATGCTCTTCAGCCACCTTTGGCAACACCTTAACTTCGTGGGTTTCAGGGGCTGGTAGAACTTCCGTATCTACATCTATTACATCTAGCAGAGTAGCGCCTTCAGGAACTCCTTCCAGATGATCAGGAACCTCTCGTCGTGGGGGTGGTGGTTCCTCAATCTCTAGTCTCTTAGTGACTGCTCTTTTAGCCTTCCCAACTATTGTTGTTCTAGCCTCCTTAGTGAGAGGCTCCGCCTTGGTGCTATCTATGAACTCACCAACAGGCTTATCTCCCCACTCCCTCTGGCGAACTACGTCTATCTGTTTTTTGGTTAGGTTACCTGCCCTTACTCCAAGTTCCTTTTCTTCCGCCCTTAGAAGTTGCTTCCATTCCTTAAACTCTCGCCACCTGCGACGTTTGCGTTTTACTTCAACGGGTGGCTTTCCTTCCATCTCTACATCTGTAAGTGGGGCGGTTACCTCTCCTTCGGGTACGTCTGGTGGTGGGACTTCTTCTCTACCAGTGATCTCCTCCGCTTCCATCCCCTCTACACGTGCCTCACTAGCCCTCACCAGCGCCAGACGCTCCATTTCGTTGAGCTTCTCTTCCGAATCTAACACCGCCTGTCGGGCAAAGAATTCCTCTTCTTCTTTCTGTCGTGTTGTTGTTGGTAGACCTAGTTCTGTCCTGCTCTTATTACTATTTGCTATGAAGGTCTCTATCTCTTCCTCAGTTTTCACAGAGTACCTGTCTACGTTGTAACCTGCACTTTCAAAACGCTTGCTCTCTGCGTTAGCCACACCACCTATGAACCTATCATAGAAGGCTTCGTCTGCCATGAGTTCACGGAATTTATTCAGGTTAGTTACTCTTTCCCTTCCTTCTACAAGGCGCTGACCTTCGGGGGTGGCTTCATAAAGTTCCTGCCTCTCCTCTGACGTTAGTAATTCATCTTCTCTAAGCGTTGCTTCGGCTAGATCAATAGGCCCACCAACCGTTAGTGGTTGTTTCTGGGCTTCTCCCAAGATGCGAACGAGTCGTACATTCGTGTCATTGGGGGGAACGGCGACCTCTAGTGGGGGGCCACCCGCATCCTTTCTGAGAGTGTAGACAGTGCTGACTGGGCCTTCTCTTTTTTCGTAGGCTTCTTTAGTCTCGTCTATCTGTATTTTTTTCTTTGGTCTGCCTTGAGTGAGAAAAGATGGCCTTTTGAGAAAGCCCCTCTTGATTCCACTCGTAAACCAGATGTCTTCAACCGTATAGGTTTCAGCTACTACTCCTGTACCCGGAGCAACAGGCTCTCTACCAGTGAGTTCTGGAGACGCTAAAGGACTTGGCCTTGAGACAGCAGGTGTAAGGTAAACCTCCCATTCTCCCTTCGCTTTATTGAAACGCTCGAACCTGACCTTGTCATTGATCTTAATGTCTATAGCGCCACGCTCTCCCATCTCCTTCTCAAGCGCTTGTGATTGGAGTCTAGTCTTCTCGTCTTTCTCGACTGTTGTCTCTACTGACTCTGCCTGAGCAAGAGGTGCGGTGCGATATTGTTTCCTAAGAACCAGTTGTTTTTTGTTCCTATCAATTTCCCTGTTTGTCTCTTTATCTATAACAATCCACGGAGCACCCAAGGTTTCTGATTCCATTCTCAGAATATATTTTTCGTTCTCGTAGACATTTCTAGACTCAGGGCCACCACCTCTCTTCTCGCTCCTTAACTTAATTTCGCCCTTATCATCGTAGACCATGTGTCTATCTTTAACAAACCAACCTTCTTCTGCTCTCTGGCCCCTTACGCCTGTTGGTTCGTCACCCCACTCAGCCGCCCCCTTGGCTAGAATGCGGGTCTCTCCAGTAAGGGGATCGACCACCGATTCAGTGGGACGTTGCTGTGTTTCTACTGCAACGACACGCTGTTGTCCGGGTAGAATGGGAGCGATCCTTGCTTCTTCAAGCCTTCTTTTTTCCTCAAGTTGCCAGTCCATGTGGCGCTTTCTTTCAATGAGGTCATGGAGGCTGTCCTGATCTTCTATATTAAGACTAGTCTCCATGTCACCAACAAGGATGGCTTCCCATAGCTTCTTATGGTCTTCGATCTGCCAATCGACGTGTTGATCCCTTGAGGCCCACGGGCCTCTAGCCCGTGCCTCAGTTATATCTCTAATCTTATCCGCGATTGCAATATCTATGGGGCCAGTCAGTAGCTTAGTGTCCGGCATCGTAGGCAACCAAGGTGGCATATTTGGCAACCTTCTTTGATCCATGGAGCGATCTGTAAAACCTCCACCAACTTCACCGGGTCTCATCCTAAAGCCCTCTCCGGCTATACCACCACCCGGAACATATGTTTCTTCCTCAAAAGCCGAAAGTTTCTTGTACAGGTTTGCCCTATCCTTAGCGTTCTTGTATGCACGGGCGTAAGAGACAGTACCACCCAAGAAAGTACCAACGATGGCTCCCCTAACTCCTGCCTCTTCTAGTTCTGTCCTTTGTTCAGCAGAGAACTCAGCAAACAAATCATTTTCCTTAACGTAGTTAAGGGCCATGTTTTCAAAGATCGTCTGAATGTATTCTGTAGTTCCCTCAATAGCCCCTCCCTCCAACGCACCAGCGAGAGCAGTTCTTAAAGGAGATCGGGGGGTTTTTAATTTCTTTCCTACATACTTGGCAAAGTCCAGACCATTACCCATACGGTGGACTACCCTTAATGGGAGCACCATATCGAGTGAACTCATGAGAGCGCCAGTGCCAGCCGCAACTTTAGGGCGTGACTCTCCTGCTTCCATGAGTAGGTTTGCATAAACCTCTGATGTGTTTAACCAATCTATTGTGGCAATGACGGAGGCGGGTGTAACCCATTTAGGAATGGGCGCTCCGAATCTGCGTAGGACTGTGGCGGCAACTGCGGGTGCAAACTGCGCCACGAGGGTAGGCATTTGATCTGCGAGGGTGTTGACACCATAGGCGATAGCGCCCTTGGCGTCGGGGATGTCTCTCCATGTTTTTGGGCCTTTGAACTGTTCTTCCAGTTCATTCAAGTCCATGCCCATGAGAAGGCCGCTGGCATAAGCATCACTTAGCCACTGGTTACCTTGTTCTTCTAGGCCGATTGTTCTTAAGAACTCACCACCCATTCCTTTGGCGGTTATTCCAGTAGTTCCCGTAAGGCCACGCAGTCCTCTTTGGAATGCAATGGACACATCGCTGGACTGTTGTTCAGCAGTGCCGCCAAATGGTGTGGTTGGTACTCCAATAGCCATAATTATTTCTCTCCAGTCTTAGGCAAAGGCTTCAAACTGTTATCTGTTTTCTAAATACTCTTCTATCTTTGCTTTGTCAGCTTTATTCAAATCTTTAAATTGACCGCTCATTAGTTTAAAGGCTTCTTCTGGGCCGTACTCTTGTATCATGGCGGAAAGCCTTTCCAAGAATCGCATAGCCTGTCTGCTTATATCAGGCAACTCGTCTTCTTCAGGGTCTTGGGATAAGAACCCGCTGATTAGTCCTTGTGGCCCCATCAATGGGTCTATTTGTTCAGCGCCTTGTCGAGCAATAACTCCGGCTCGTCCTGTTCTGTCATATGCAGATGGCCCAGAGGCGGCGGATGGCGATACTAATGCATTACCAATACTTGCCAGTAAATTGTTAGCGCTGTCTCTTCGTTCTCTTCGTTGAGCGGCCTCTTCATATTGAGATAGGGTTGCATCTTTATCTCCCGGCTGTGGGTCAGTGCTTCGAGCGAAAGGGTTTAAACTCTTACCCTCATAGCGGCTTCCTCTGGGGTCACCAAAGGCTCCTTTCAACCACTCTCTACCACCAACGGGGTCTTCAAGTTGATAGATAGGCTCGACATCAGTTGTTCCTTTCCACCACATCTCAGCGCCAGCGAGTATGTCGGCTGGTAAATTTATTGCGGCTGTTGCTATATCCACGGGCGCACCAGCAATCTCAGATACCCACCCCTTACCAGTTTTAGGAATCTCTTCCATCGAATAGGGTTCAGTGTCGGTAAGTTTTGAATACCTGTCATCCCATACAATCTTAACCAGATCAATGTCAACACCGGGACTAGCGCGACTAATAAACTGCCCCCACTTTCCCTTTATATCTCCAAACTTCAGGTATTTTTTAGGGTTATCAGTGGTCTTAATTGTTTCTGCATAGATAGCGTCAACTAATTTTATGATGTCCGTTTCAGAGTCATACGTGGGTTCACCAATTGCGTGCGCCCAATTTCTAAATGCTTCGCCTCTTGCATTAAAGTTATCCTTCCAGTATGCAAATTGAGAACTTTCTGGATCATCTATTTCAAAATTTCCAGCGGCAATTTCTTTATTAAGGTCTTCTAGTTTGGAATTTGCATCCTGATAGAATGTTTTGTAAACATCAATTTTCTGCTCGGCAACCCATTGTGCACTCGCCGCATCTCTGGTTGCTTGGGCGGCTCTGGCGGCATTATCAGCCGCCCATATAGTCGCACCCTGTTTACCGATACTGTCAAGAGCCGCTATCGCATCTTTTATAGCCATTAGACCATGCCTCCTATCAAACCACCCTGCTGTGGTGGGCCTTCAGGTGGTGGGCCTTCGGGGGGTGGGCCACCCGGTGGCATACCCGTAGGTGATGCCATGTTGTCTATCATGCCCTGTTGTGCTTGAGGTGAATCCATTCCACCACCTATAGATTCTTCGGCAAATGCGGCGGCGGCTTCCCCGTCTACCTTGTCATCGCCAAGTGTCATGTAAGCATCAACGGCGGCTATCAGGGCATCTCCCTGTAATTTCTCCAGTTGTTTCTCGTCCTGTATCTGAATTATCCCTGCTTCCATGCCTACTTCTATAAGAAGATTTATAACTTCAGCCGCGACTGCTAATAGAATATCCCTAGAGATATCAACTTCAGCACCACGAGCAACCACAACCTGCATATGAATAAGTTGTCCAGCAATCTTCCCAATAGCCTCAGAAGGTTCACCCTCGCTCATCTTTTGTATAAGAGCCTCTTGAACCTCCGGGTCTAAAACAAAATCCTCAATGTTAGACATTACGGACTGCGCTTGTTCATTCTCTTCCGCTGTAGCGGGTGTTGTATGTCCTTGTCCGATCATGACACTATCTCCTGTTGAGAAGAGCCATACTCTCTAGTGGGTCGCGTATCTATTGCTGATGATCTACCTCTGTTTGCTTCTGGTAGAGGGCCAGTTTTAATTTGCCTAGACCTACCGCGAGGCGCTGTGTATCCTGCACCTCCGCCCCGTCCACCGGGAAGGTTACCATGATATCGTCCCGCAAGTGCATCATAACCGCCGGGAGCAAAGCCTCCAACGTGCGCTCTTCTATGAGCCAATTTCTCGTCTGTGTCATCGAGCATTGCAAGAATGGTTTTAAGCACGTTGCTCGTAGTCCACATAGCCATACCGGGATTTTCAGCCCACATCTTTTTATACGCTTCCCAACCCTTTCTACCTAGCTGGGCCAACTTACCCCAAAAATCATTCCTTACTGCTGGATCAAGATGTGACATCCCCCCGTATTGATCAGCACGGAATCCGTAAGGATTTCTCCCACCATATGGAACCGTAGCCTGTGAAGGGGCTGTAGGCACTCCCCCCATTACTTGATTAGCGGCGGCTTGGTTAACTGAAGCAACATCAGTTCCAGTGGGAAATCTAGTGGTAGAGCCTATACCACCGGGAGCGCTGTATGAAGTGGATTCTGCAAGACCGGGATACGCAGGGCTTGCACCACCTAACGCAGGATCAAAAGTTGAACCTTGTAAAAATGGGGGTGTATTAGAGCCAAATCCTGCGGCCTGTGCGGGAGAAGATAAGGAATCTAGAACCCCCTGTGTCATATCTTTCCAACCAGCATCAACCGCTTGATAAGTAGGTTGCATACGAGCGCTGATTTCAGCAATAGAGTCAGTCGCCCAACCACCGGGTGGTGCGCCACTGGGCAATCCCATACCATCCCCTATAAGCCCAGCACCTGCGTCGGCTACAGTTGAAGAAACATCTCCTACCTGTCCAATCATTCCAGTGCTGGCTTGATCTAATCCGGGGAGAGCGGTGGCTGTAACAGCTTGTTCTGCTCCAAGACCAGTAGTAACTGCGTCTGCTCCAAGGGTTGCAGTTTCAGCCGCTCCAAGAGCCGCGGTTTGAGCACCAGCCATAGCGGTCATGTCTGTTGCGGCAGTCGCCGCTTGAGATATAGTCTGTCCTTGACCTACCCCAGTCACCAAGGATTTACCCCAGTTCGTAATCTGAGGCCAGCCTCCAGCTTGAAACCCCGTCATATACCCATAGCCGACATAGATAGCGGCGGCTACGAGCAAGATGGGTGCTATTTTCTTAAGTGCTTTCCCTATTCCTTTTATAGCCTTTCCTATAGATTTAACTATTCCGCCCATCTATGCCTCCTTGGGGAAAAATAAAACTGTCACCAATTTTTATCGCACCCATCCTTTCATATAGTTGTCTTGTTCTATTCATATCACCGATACCAGACGTAATTCCTAGGGTAATTTCTGCTACACCCTTGTTCATTCTTGCCCACCGTATATAAGCACGGAGTAAACTACTGCCCCATCCTCTGCCTTTATCTGTGACATAGAAGAACAGGTCAGTAGACTGTTTCTTTCTTGAGTACCACAATTGATGGGTGACTCCGATGAAGACACCCTCGACTGATCCAGCTACATCTACCACATTAACTTGATGTTCCGCAGACAGGATACAAATTTGGAGATTCTTCCAGAGAATCTTATCGTCTAGGGGAACGTCCTTGGAGACGGATAACTGGTGTGCTTCTTTGCAAACTTTTATTATTTGTTTTATGTCACTGGTCTTAGCGACTCTAATCATTAACCTTCGCCACCAGTATCGTCATCATTCGTCACCAGTATCGTCATCATCATCGTCATCGTCATCATCGTCAGGGGCATACTTATCTTTCCACTTTTTTATCCATTCAGAGGGGTTAAGATTATTATCCCCAAATACCATATCCCAGATAAAGGCGGCGGCTTCTGCATTGTCTTCAATGTTTGCAAATATTTCAGCAAACTTTACCTTAAGCCCTTCTATCCCTAAGAACTTCTGTATATCTGCTACATACTTAGCGCTTTGGAATCCTACGTCAGTCCCGTAAAGTTTTGTAGCTTGGTCTACGTCAATCCCATAGATTTTCACGGCCTCGTCTACAGTAATAGCATGTGATCTCAAAGCCTCTTCTACGTCAATCCCATATATTTTTGTGGCTTCTTCTACATCAATTCCATAGGTCGTTACATCAGCCGCTAACTGAGCCTTCCACCTATTAGTAATGTCATTAATAAGGGTGGCCTGAATCTGGTAACCCCCAGCAATATGGGATAGAGTTTCCTGAATAGCACCTGCAAGCCTTGTTTTCATCTGATCATAGTACGCGGTATTACGTAGCGTTCTATGTCGCTCAAGCATGAGTGCGTCAGCCATTGCAATTGGGCCAGCAACTTTCATTATCTCGCCCATCATGGCCTCTTGTGTTCGAGGCCCACGATTACCAAACCTTCTAGCCATGGCTTCAGCCGCTTGTCTAAATAAAGGACTTCCCTTGTCTATAATAGAAGCTATTCTATTCTCGACTAACTCGTCATCCTGCACCTCTGCAAGAGTTATTCCTACAGGAGTGGGGTCATAGTCTCTATAGCCCTCGTGCGCTGGCCCCGCATAATCTGGCCTTTCCTCTGCATCTGGAGTGACTATCTTGTCAGGAGATACATAATCATCAACTCCTTGATAAGTACCCGGCGACGTATACGTATTAGTTGGCGGCGTTACACCATGCCCTACTCCCTGCCCAGTAGTAGGGTCTGTATTAGTATTGACGGTAATAACAGTACTTGTATCTGTAGGAGTCCAATCCCTAGCTATTGAACGTGCTCGACCACCGTAAGTTCCTGTGCTCCCCCCTTCTTTTTCCCAGTGATATTGTCCAAACTGTTCCTTTGTTGGATTAGCCCCAAGGACACTACTCCAGTAATCATACTGATCTCCCGCTGTTTTATTCTCAATTTGTTTCCATACGTTTCCTAAATCTGCGTATCTATCTACATATTCCGACCAACTGATATTAGCCATTACATTCCCCCTGCATCATCGCTTCAACCCCCTGTCGGAATACTGAACTACAGCACCCTGCAACGTAACTGGTTTGTCGTATATAGATGTATTTTTAATAAGGATTCCCATGTTTTCTCCAACACCTTGTATTCGCGCCCTAGCTTTATCAACTACTGCTATTCCTAAATTAGGATTACTCACATCATCTACATTCCATTCATCGTCGGTTACTGTAATATCATAGACAGTTGCCGTTGGAACAGTTGCATCCCCATAGTTAAAGTCTGGGTATATATTTAGTGTAGTACTTGTATCAGCCGCCAATTCAAGGAGAATCTCTCTGAATCTCTTCTTGAGTTGCGGTGTTCCATAATGAAAATAAGCAAGTCTGACAAATGCGGCTACTGAACCTCCATCATATGAAGTTCCAGAGTCTAATCTCCTAACATAACCGTCATCGAATCCACCATATAAAACCTCGTCTCCATTAGAATCTTCTGTGGAACAAGCGCAAATAATTTGATCCAGCATAGTAAATGGAAGTATCCCTTCATTCTTTCCATTAATAAAAGTCATGGCAATGCCAGTCTTATCATCAAAGTACAATCTATATTGATTCTTTTCTCTTACTCTTAATGCGGTCTTAATACGAGCCTTATATTTCTGTATTAAAGGATCAACCTTTTCAGAGATAATGGATTGTTTAAAATCACCGTAGTTAAGAGTCGAACCCAGTGAAGTCAATCCCCTATCATCTAGGAATATAGTCGTATGTATTTTTTGAACTGTGCCGTCAACCGCACCAGAACCAGTATAGAACGTCGTAAGATTCCAATCATCCCTACTTTTTCCATACAAAATGTAAGTAGTGTTTCTTGCGAATACTGCCAGCGAGTCTTTTGATTCAACATTTAATCCAGTAACGCCTTCTCCAACTATAAGTTCTGTGGAACCCATCGTTGTGCTCATGATGGTTGGCAATTGAAGCGCAGAACTAATAAGAGAGCCATTTGTATAGCCCAAGAACAAATGATTCTTGTAAGCCTCTACATAACTTGGAGTGTCATCAGAAGATATACCTGTTCTTATTTTTGTGAAATTAGTTCCATCGAATTCAAACGCATTATCTATTCCATTAGCACCATACATAGTTTGTATTCCCTCTTCACCCTCGAAGTTGAAATTAACAAAATCGTAAGTACCTCCGGGTTGGAGTGTTTGTGCATATTGAGTACCGTAAGCATACGCTAAGGTTTTTGATGATGGTTCAGCCACCCCGTTCACATCCGCCCTAGCCGCGCCATAAACTAGTATTGATTCACCATCAGTCCACGTACCAGTATTACCAGTTATGGATAGAAAACCTGCCGCGTCGTCAGTAGCCCAGCCTCCAGACGCAAGAGTGATAATCTTTACTACAGCAGTTTCACCGGAAGTAGAACCAGTTATAGTATCTCCTTGCAAAATTTCTACAGTACCAGCATCAAAAGAAATGGTTGGAGTACTTAATGTTTCATCGGTAACGAAAGTTCCTGTTACATCTGAAAGAACTACAGTCCCTTCCGCACCAACATCCCAGTTACCGTAGTATGTAAGACCTGTTATAGTTCCTTGAGCGCCACCAGCGCCAGTGAGTAAAGACCCTATAACCATTTCACCATTGCCTGTAGTGGCATCAAAATTCAAGGCTGTACCAAGGTCTATCTCTGTCCAGCCAGCAGTTGTGGCCTTATACATACCCGCCGTAACATTACCTGTTTTATTCCTGAAAGCATAGAGATTACCTAAGTATCCCCATACACCAAGAACATTACCCTCGCCGGGAACTACAGTTATAGTTTCCCTCTTTTCCTCAATACGTTCTTGCAGTTCAGTAACTAGGGTAGAATCGGCTGTGGCATCCCTTAGAACTGGAGGCCCATGTGCAAGGCACGTTGCATACAGCCCCATTATCCAACCCTAAAGACTGATAACTGACCATAATGCATTTGGAAATTCTCAGAGTTACTTGCATGTCCGTTCTTAACTTGGGCAAGGACATCTGTATAGTCGGTATGTCCTGTAGTATCAATTATTCCAGAAGCAGACACCATATTCTCTAAGGTAGCCACCACTCTTTGAACCGCGCAATCATAGCCGGGGTATACCACAGAACCTGCGTCTGCCTGAGTTGCAATTCTGAACGTCCATATTACTGTATCTGTTCCAGTCTGTGCGAAACTAATGCCCAGATTAACCATGAAGAATCCTTTGTCATATATCCTGATCCTATCATTAGCAAAATCTGCATCTGTTCCTACGGTTGTAGACGTTACGCTTCCTGTATCATCAGGCCCATTAGCCCCAACTGAATCAGCATTCCAATCTATAGTTGCTGTTGCTGTTGATGCTACCGCCTGACTTGCTGGTGTTCCCGCTGGTGATTTTATAGTTCCATATCCACCCATACCAGATTCCACGAACTGCCTAACCATCTGGGCTGTAATAGCACCAGTAGTATTATTTGCAAAACTAGTACCAGTTAAAACTGATCTTTCTTTTCTTAAAGCTGTTGGTGTTCCCATTAGCCAAACTCCACATTGAATGAAGCGCCAAATGCGCTATCTGTATTTAGAAAAAATATAGTCTCTCCGTCCTCAAGCGTTCCGCTTGTAACAGTAAAGTAAATGTATCCTTCAGCATCGTTATCTATAAATGCTCCCGCCGCTGTAACTATCTGTTCCACAGTTACAACTAGAACCTGACCTATAGCCCCGCTAGTTTCTCCTTTTACCGTACTACCAACGCGAGGTATCTGAAGATCAAATGCTATACCGTATGCACTATCAAAAACAGAATCTTTTGCGCTACCAAGGGTATATGGTATTCTGTAATAAACTATTGCAGAAGGTAATCCAGTACCATCATCCCTCTCATATCCATCGAACCTTCTATAGCGCCCACGAATATCAACTTCAAAGTTATCAGCGGCAATACATTCTCCCGGCTCTAAAGAGAGAGCCGGAGTAATAATATTTAATCCACCAGAAAATGGAAAATACTGGGAAGCTACAGAAGTCTTTGCTAGTTGTCTCGCTAAAGTCATTCAGGAACCACCGTATAATTAGCTAAATCCTGAACCAATGAAAACCTTCTATTCCTTTGGCCCGGAAGTTGGTCAGATTCCAGTTTTAATAGAAGATCAGTAAACTCCGCAATAGAGCCAGATAAAACTTCTGAGGCATCATTCTGCTCTGCGTAATAAATCTTAGCTCTAGCAATTATTATCCTGTGAAATCTTACTGGGATTACAGATACATCAGCGGCGGCTGATAATTCAGTTGGTGTTGCCCAATACTCTGAGGTAAGAGCAGTCGTAGAATCAGGAGTTGGATAAATATCCATTACATTATCTGGCTTTACACTAAAAAATTCTGGTGTTCCAGTAGCAACAGTGCCGTATTTATAATCTTCCCTGTATTGTAGCCATGGCACAAATGCCAATGGTTGCCAACCTTCAGCAGTAGGATTATAAACAACAGAATCTGTATTCCATTGAGCAAGATCAGTTGGAGACGTTAGCGTAGAAACTCCCGCAACTGGAGTAAGTGTTGCCTCTGACCACAAAAAATCCCAGTTAAACCACATGCGTTGTATATCTAGGTCAGCATCCTTTATATATCTGACAATATCCTTTTCCTCTTCAGGAGTTGGCGTAACAGTAGACGGCCCTGTTCCGGGTATGCCTACGTCCCTCGCCATGTCTTGACATAATTCTATATAGGTGCTCATTTTAGATTTCTCATTATATCGTCTACTACTCTGTCAGGTTTAATATTAGCGGCGCACAATGCACCACCGCTCTCTTCATCTCTGTTACAAGTAGAGAATCCAAAATGCAGTTTATGACAGGGAAAGCAAGGACAATCTTCCGGCTCAAAAGCAGTAGTATTTATCCAGTGTTTTGTTAAATTCTCATTAGACGAGTGGGATAGGAAAACACATTTATGGTTCGGTAACATACTCGCCGCATTTAAGACGCCTGTCTCTGGCCCTACCACAACATCACAATGTGGTAATAGCGAGAGAGTTTTTCCTATAGGTATTTTTCCAGACTTAAGAATTACACGTTTTTCTTTTTCCCAACCAACTTCCAATAATTGGCAAAGATGATCTCCAACCGTGATTATAGAAACGTCTTTTCTCCTTAACAAAAGAGCGGCAATTACATTGTCTGTCCATGGATACACCTTATGGACGGAAGAACCAGACAAAGACCACAAAACAAGATGCCTTGTCTTTATTTTCTTTCTCTGTTTCTTGGCCCAACTTTTATCTAGAGGTGATGGATAAAAAACAGGACTGTGTTTAAACTCTATATCTGCAATCCTGTGAGTTTCCTCAAGATAATTCTTATCACATAACTCATGTACTTCTTCTTTTGATAAGTTATATCCTTCACTAGCTTCGACTCTAACTTTTTCCCCATCTACTTCAACATCTCTTGACGGGTTTAATAGAAGGCGTCCCTCAACTGATTCAGACAATTGTACAAACCTATCAAAACATTCTGACATTTTCTCCCAATAATCTTTAAGTTTAAAGTTATTTATTTGGTTATCTTTTTGCACTATTAACTGATCAACATCTGGATTATGCTTAAGCATATCCGCCCCTATCTCAGTTACATTAACGCATACTTCATAACCCTGTTCTTTAAACCTAGGGAACAAAGAGGATGCCTGTACTATATCTCCAAAGGCTCCATACCTCACGATACATACAGTTTTTCTACTCCTTATTCCACCAAAATCTTCTGAGACAAAATCTTCAACTTCTTTAAAAGGAACTTTTGTTATCTTCATTCAGGAAGCCTAGCCATCACCTTCTTCCTTATAGAGTCTATCTTCTCATGTGGGTCTAGTACGATATCACCTAGATTCTTAGCTTCCCATATTAAAAGATTCCTACCACCTAATCCTTTTTGTTGTTTAGCCCATTCTTTATTTCTAATTCCAAATATCTCTTCGCCATGAAGATTGTACTGCCTATTATCTTGTTCATACTTAGCCTTATGAATCCCCTGAACTTCTCCATAGGGCTTCGACCAATCAATAGCCACAAATATAACTCCTTATTCTAAAGACCACCCAACCCATTCTGGTCTGTTGCCAACATTGGCGTTATTTTGTTTCTGGTTATTCTCATTCATGTAGGTATCTTTTTTATCTACCAGAGTATAACCACTTTGTCTTGGATCATTAGAAGGCTTTGACTTCTTATCAAAAGTCTCCCTTTGAAATTTACCACCCACTACTAGCATGTCCATCATTTCTTTGCCCTCATTTTCTTTTTAGGCTTTAGTCCATAGCCACCGCCTTTACGAGTAGCCTTAGCAACACTACGACGCCCACTAGCAGACATTTTCTTTCCAGATTGTTTACCTCTGGTCATACCTAGTTGCTCATCTTTCCTAGCATTGTATCCTTGTTTTTTCTTAGCCATCATTCTCTCCGAAAGAAGGGGGGCTTTCGCCCCCCAATCCTGTATTAACGAAAGGTAAAAGAACCTAAAGAAGGTGTTGAAACCTTCTTCTTCTTTATCCCATCTGGCATCTGATTCGGGCCATGGCTGTCCATTCCCAATTCCTTGGGAGTGTCCGACACCTTGTCCAAACTAGAAAGACCATTTTCAGGGACTTTTCCGTCTGCTGAATGTTTATTACTAGCCATATTTCCTCCTAGTACCAGTAGATCATTATTTGCACATATGCCTTACCAGCGGGTGTACCACCAGTTGGGGCTTTGAGCGTCAAATGAATGTCAGTATCAGCCGGAAGAGCCGCTAAAACTAAATCAGCCGCTGTATCCGTCATTCTCTGTTCATCACCATCAGCAAGAGTGCCTAGACCCATTGCTACATACTCCGCACCTGCGGCTGAAGAACCTATATTAACTGCACCTTCAGTAGTAACAGCATTAAAGGTCTCATAGGCTTGAACCTCAACTTCCTGTACTGTTCCCTGCATTCCTGAAGGGCCACGGAAAATTAAGGCCTCAGTTGCCGCGCCGAAATCATGGTTAAAAGTGAAGCAATAAGGGGTTGGATTACTATAACTCATAATATTTCTCCTTAAGCCGCACTGTCCCAGATCACGATACGTGACTGAGCCGCTTGTGTGTGTGTAATGCCAAAGCCACCAAGGTAATACCAAGCAATACCCCGATCACGACCAAAGTCGCCCGGAATCTTGCCACGCATTTCCTCTGGAACAGCAATAGCCTCTGCTACGGTGTCCTCGCCAAAGAATATAGCCCAATCACTTAGACCATTAGTCCAAGCAACTCCAGCCGTACCCATGCCAGTACCTTTCGCAATGTGCGTTTGCTCTACGAAACGAACACCTTCGTACCTACCGATTTCCCCGTTCATAATCATTTGGAAACCCTGATCCACATACTGATGGATAGATTCCAGATCATTCTTGAGGGTACGATAAGTTGAAGGCCATGCAAGACAGTAATAATCATCACCAGTATAAGCGGGAATGTTACGTTCTTTCATGGTGTCAACAACTAACTTGACATGCTCTTTTCCCAATGCAACATTATTGGTCAAAGTAGCTGTGCCGTTCGTGGTTAACGTAAGCGCTGTTGTGCTAGTACCAGCAGTAGGTACTACACGTAGTTTGGCGGCGTTAAACTGAGCGGCGGCGAGTGTGTCAAATGCTTTCTTAGCATCATTCTTCAACACCTTCCTGATGATTTCACGAATTGGCTGTTCACTCAGATCGTCCAACTTGCCTGTCCAAGGCACTGAGTTACCAGCTTCCGTAATAGTCATCGTTCCCTGAGAAATCGTAAACGATGTTTCAGGTATAGTGCTCGTTTCCGTCAGGGTAGTACCCTGAGTGGCAACGTCACTAAACACGTTCCAATGGAATGTATCGCCACGGTGTAAACCCTGATGTGCGGCATCTTTGATGTCACAAAATTGTCTAAATTTGACAACGGGCTGAACCGCCATTCTCAACTCTCTGCTGAGATTAAGCGCATACATATAACCACCGGAAGTGTTGACAGACCATACTTGTCCTGCCATGTCTACCTCCTAAATAGTTATAATGATTGCCCTCTTTCCGCTCTCATCTCTTCAATGACTTGACTTGGAGTTTTCTCCACTTCATCGTCCTCTCCGATCTTGGCGCTTTTTCGGGCAGGTTTTGGTTCAGAAACGATTCTCTTTTTTCTAGCGGCTCGTTCATTAGACTTACCATTAGATAAATTGAGATTCGCCCATTCTCTCGCGTATTCAGCGGCGGCCTGAATAACATATCCCGGTGCTAGTGAAGGTTTTTCCTTCATGATAGTAACCGTTCTGTTATCTGCTATGGCCCTTAGTTCGGCATTTCCCGCAATTTCAGGATATTCAGTTTCAAACCAACCAACTGCATCTTTAACTGATTTTTGATAATCCCTCTGTTGCGCTCTAGCCTGTTCCATCTGTTGGCGAGAAAAAGCCTCTTGTAAGGCTTTATTAACTGCTTCCTCTACATTTGGGGTGGCTCCTTGTGAGCGCCCCGATGTCAAAGTCTGCAACAATTCTGCGGCTTTATCCGCATCATCTTCATATAACGCTTGGTGATACTCTTTTGCAACTTCAGTAAAGTTAGTATCTGTTTTAGGCGCATCGTCCTGCGTTTGGGGTGGAGTTGCCTGTTGTGTTTGAAGTCTCTGTACGTATGAACGTAACTGAGATTCCTTTTGATTAAGCCACTTCTCTTTAACTGCGGCTTCCTCAAATCTTTGCTGAGAGGCGGCATCTTTTTGATGAGATACCTTAAGCCCCTCAAAGGGAACATTAGTTTCTGTTCCGTTGACCTTTACAGTAGTAAACCATTGACCATCTTTTAACCAAACAGGTGAAGTCGGGTCTTCTTGTTGTATTTCTTCCTCATCCCTCTCTTCGGTTGATGTATCAAGGTCTTCGTGCTGTTCTACAATTTCAGAGAAAACTTCTAATTCCCTGTCCTCGACGATCTTATCCATAGCCGTATCACGAGGACTTTTAATAGATTCCTCTTTTTCTTCTTGATCTTGTTTTACGTCTTCAATATTTTCTAGAGTTTCCTCTATAACTTCTTCCGCATCCGATTGGGTAGCGTCAACCATCTTATTCTCCTAATTATTCCGCATCTTTGTACCTAGCCAACTTATCCGCATTCTCCCCGTCTGCAATAATCGCATCCAACCATTGCAACAACTTAAGTGGGGTAGCGAGGGTTGAAGATATTTTACGGTATTGATTAAGTTCCTCTGATGAAGAACCGCTGTACTCCTGAGAAACCATTTTTTGTAGGTCTGATATTCCCTTTCGGTAATCCAGTATTGCCCTATCAACAATCGCTTTTCCAGTTGGAGTTCTTATAAACTCTTGGGTAGTTCTCCCAATTTTAGTCCTAGTAACTAAGTCATCGACCCTAAGATCAGCCGGGTTTGTAAATTCACTCATCCTATTTCATAAGGAACTTTATTGTACTTATCTCTTGCCATTGTTCCCGTCTTACTAACATTATCTTTGTCTTCTACCATCCTTCGTTGTATCTCCCCATCAACTATTTGATTAAGTAAAGCATCTCTCTGTAACATTAGTTCAGCACGTCTGGTGTCAGCGTCCTGTTGTTTTACATAAGCCTCAGATTGTTTTATACCCAGTTTTCCTACTTCTCCCTTAGAGGACATCACCTCTTTCTGGAGTTCTGTCTGCGCTCTCAATTGAGCGGCTCTCAACTGAGCCTCTTGCTTCATCTGTTCTATAGCCATACGGCCCTGCATCTTGACCTGATCGGTCTCTAGCATCATGGTCATTTGTTCGATCTGCTGTTGCAGTTCTTCTACCTGCGGATCAGCCTCAGTAGGCAGAAGGAATCTAGAACCATCCTTATATCCCAGTAACCCAAATACTTCTTTAGATACCTCATCTAAATTAAGTTTTCCTTCCATTCCCGGTAACTGACCTACACTAGTTACCCCAAATAGCAGTTGCTGTACTCTTCCAACAGGGTCAGTAGCGTTCATTCCTACATTAACCTTAAGAAGAACGTCCTGTTTTAGAAGTTCATCCATGATTTCATCCTGACCAAAATCTACGACACCTTCCTCGCCCTCAAGTCCACCAGCCTCACCTGCGAGTGCAGTAACATGCTCATCATTTTCATAGTACTGTTCTAATTTAAGCAACTGCTTTAATACTGGTTCTACCCACGTCTCAGCGAATGTCCTAAGAACAAACTCCGTGATCATGTTGGTATTGCCAGCAAGAAGGGCCATACCGCCTACAGTCTCATTAAGATTACGAGCGCCACCTACGGTTGAGGCAGAGAAGTTCCCTTGCAGTTCATCGAAATCCATATTAATTCGATCCTGCTCTTGGTATGCAGATGCTGTGACATCACGAGTCTCAATAACCCGGACATCCTGATCTGGATCATCCATCTCAACAGCACCGCCGGGAACAGACCTGAACAGAGCATCCAAATCTATGTTTCGATCCCGTCGGATATGGTAACGCTTGTTCATCGCCAACCTAATGTTGTCGAATCTTTGGTTCCATATGTCGTTCGATGCCGCTTGCAACTCTTCTGTAAGTTCTACAGTTGCTGATGGGTATACACGATGGGCTTCAATATTGAGTTTCCCCATAACGTAGGGGCGCTCTCCATCTTTTAACCATGGGTACATTTCCAACAATGGTTTTGGATCAGTTAACAAGTATTGCGTACCTGCCGTAAAAAAGCACCAATCTACTCCGTCCTTTCTTATAATATTTTTATGAACCCATACAATCTTGTATTCTTCTACATTTTCAAAATCATCTTCTAAAGGGTCTTCTCTAGGTTCTTCCCTAGTTAATCTTGTAGTGTCGTCTGTCTCGTCTGTAGTCGTAAGCAACTGTTCAAGAGTAAGTTTTTTCCATTCGCCATTATCTATTCTCTCCATAGCATCCTGAGCGAACATGGGAATAAGATGGATAACATAAGGAGAAGATGATATAGGGTCATACCAATCTGACGCCGGGTCTATCCTAAAATTCTCAGGTTCAATTACCTCTATAACAGGATAGTCCTTCAGAGTTGATGTAACCTTTTCTTTAACAGGCTTACCTTCCATATCTACAACATTTTCACCAGCATCATCAACAGATGCGAATGTCTCATCCTTTTGCTCAAACTCCCAATATTGGTGAGACACGACTGTTCCATATATAGCGGCATCTTGAAGAGCCGTTACCATAGTGCTAAACCACGGTATTGTATTAGTCAATCTGTACTGCATTATAGATTGAGCCACAGACGCACCTGCTACTTGCATGGGATTATTAGGATTTGCCGGACTAATAGACATCATATCTTCATTAGTAAAGAAGGCCGTTGCCATAGCAGATTCAAGTTTACGAACAGTAGTCCTAGTTTTTGGCCTAAACAACTTAGACCTTTTATCATAGGCTGATGTTAAATACTTAGAACCGGGCGGATGGTGGCTATTAAAGTTAGAGATATTCTTTTCCCACTGAAATCTAAGATTAGTATCTACCCATTCAGTAGAGCCATCATATGCCTTCCTAGCTAAATTTAACCACCTCTCATTTTTGTCGCCTACTTCAGGAACTTGAAGATCAGCCTCATTCAATGGTGGTTGTGGATTAATTAATGACATTAATGTAAATCTCCGTTAAGCCTTCCTTTAGAATCCATCTCTAAATCGCCATAAGTGGTTTGATTAAACTTTCCTCTCTTTTGGCGATACCTTTCTAATATCTCACCACCAGCATTTACTACCACCTTATAATCATTATCTATTTTATCAGCATGAAGAACGAATCCCCAGTTACCAGATAACCGCATAGACTTTACACCAACAACACCATCCATTACATGGACAGCCCATAACCAACCGGGGTATTTCTCCTCCAGTTTTTCAGCCACATTTTTTGCTAATGCAAAATCTTGTACATTAAAAGTTTCAGCTTTTTCTAGTTCTACCATTTGATCTCTTTGCCTTATGGAATACTCTTTCTCCATTATTAAAAATATAAGTAGTAACAGGTCTACTTCTTCTTTCTGGATCAGCCTTCTCGACATGTTCCATCCACTGTATTCTTTTTTCTTTACCACTCATGACATTATTACCTGTGGTTTATAGTAGGGGTCTTTCACCAAAGGCCATTGTGGATCATGAGGAGTAAACACAAGATTACCTGATGAATCTATGACAAAAGTATAAGTAACGCCTACGGTTGGTGTAAGTGTGCCAAACCCCCATGCTTCTGTATGACTTGCCCAATCACCAGTCCCACTATCCCATAGACTCCCACCGCCAAAACCAGTAAGACTTGCGGCATCTGGAATAAACTTATGCCCTCTTAAATCTTTTGGAACAAAACCAGTAAGGGCTAAACTTGCAGAAGGAACATACCAAAGTTGTTGTATAGTCCTACTTGGAGCCGTTCCAGATAGAGTTAAAGAACCAGCATCTGGTTGATTCTGTCCAGTCTCTATAGCGGTTGGAACAAATGGAACAACACTCCAAGTATCAGAAGAAGCGGCCCATGTCCCACCGTAATTATTCCAGTTGTAAGTCTGTACTATCTCAAGAGAAGTGTTCTCTGGAGATATTGTAAATCCTTCACCTGCAAATGGTAACTGACCTGTTAATGTAAGAGTAGAAGCGGTTACCCTAAAATCATACATAATCCCCGATGCGGGAGAATATGCGGTAAAAGTTAAATCAGCTTTATCTGGAGATATTCCAGTTCCAACAGCAACTTGTGGAACGGGGCCAGAACTCCAATCACCCGCTGTAGCAATCCATGAGGAAGTTAATTGATCCCATTCGTAAGATTGCAATAGGTTAAGATTAGCAACACCGGGAGAAAGAAAAAGTTCTAATCCAAATTTAGGAGCAGAGCCACTTAAAGTTAGATCACCTTTAGCTGGAGTAATATTTGGGCCATCCCAAGCCCGACTAAATTTAGAGTCGTCCCAGTCTCCTGTTGTAGCCGCCCATGTTGTTATAGCCATTATTTAACTTTCCCAAAAAACATGGATAACGTAAATCTAAAAAATGGTGCGTGTGACGTAGGTGGTCTAACAGAATGAGGATGTTCTCCATCAAAAACAACAAGCCTGTTTGGTCTATACTCTACTGCCATTTCTATTTCTTTATTATCCATCGTATAAAACATAGTTTCTCCTCCCCATTCCCTTTTCCACTCAAGGTTGGGGTAATAAAGAAACACCTTTGGGCTTCTGTTAATTACACTTCCAGACCATTCACTTGGATGAGTGTGTTCAAAAAATGTTTGCCCAGAACTAGAAAGATTAACAACAGCCTTAACTGGATTAGACCCATCCATATACTTAGCTATAGGAGTTTCTAATAATTTTGGTACAATTCCTAAGTTATTTATATCGCTATCACTGTAGTTTGAATGCATACAGACATATGAACTATGCTCTTGTATTTCGTCATCAAGCCACCCAAGAGAAAAAGCTGACCTCTTTACAAAGCCCCACACAACAGAGGAGTAATTATAATCAAACACATCGTCAAAAATTTCTATGCTCAATTACCAGTCCTATCGTACCCAATTACCCCGAATTGCGATAACGAATACCTGTAAGTATTTTTAGATTTAACTTTATTTGAATGATGCTCCACCCAAGATGGGAAAATAACACAGAAATTATCCTTAAACTTAAACGATATATCATAGTCTGCGAAAACTAACTCGCCCCCCAAAATTTCATTACTGTTAAGATTAAAGAATGTTATGGCAGAAAAACTAGAAATATCAAAATGGGTTGAATACTCATCCCCGTAAGAATACCTGTTAAGCAATGAATGATCCGTAGTTATTCTATTAAAGGCCACATTTGATGGATGAGTTTCCATCATTTTAGTCATTATAGGATCACGAAATATCTTTCTATTAGAAGAAAGAATAGCAGAACAATCTCGCCTAAAGTAAAGACTATCTATGTATATACCATTACCAGACATCTTTGGAGAGCCATCGTCATTCTTATCAGATGTGTTGTATCTTTCCACCTGTATATCTGGAACAGAGTCCAGAATATAGTTTAGATTCCTTATCTCATTCTTGATAAAGATTAATTCTTTTTCTGTATACAGGTTAGTTATGCACAAATAACCAAAGTCCTTTAACCTATTCTGGACAATCTCCATTAACTAATTAAGGGAGCCTCCATACCCTCATAACAATTCCGAATACTAAATGGATGATGTAATCCATAAACATTCTCATCTTCATAGTCTTTAGAATTAATAGAGTATTGTTTAAAAGCAATCCATTCAGGATCATCATTGATAAAGTCTGATATTGATTTTGCATAATGCCAAAATTCTGTATCCCACTTACTTCCAAATTGATAATGATACAATATAAAGTTTTGAACTTCGATAACGTGTTTTCTAAAAGAATCTATTACGTCAGTCTTTTGTGCGTCTTTTAACACCATCCAAGAGAATAAAAGTTTAGACCATCTATGATACAATGCAATTGATGAAGATTCTAAAGGCTCAATAAAAAACAACTTGTTGCCTTGTAATGCTACTCTATCATCAACAATAGGCTCTCTAGCAATATAATTTTTAAAACTCATTGTCTTGTAGATATCGCCATCATCTAAATTAAACATCTCACAAAAAGTATTCTTTGCCTCACCCATATTAGCAAAATCTTTATTACATAAATACCCATAAGAGGTTCTACCCTTTAGAGGTATGACAAATGTCCAACCATCTGGTGTAGCAACGTGCCCACTCCAAAGTTGCTCCGGAATATCGCGACCTTCCTTTATTGCTAATATAGCAGTATTAAGAGGATTTACTAAATGATCATACTTATTAAAATCTTTAGGGAAACCCCGCGCATCAATAATGTAATCTGCATCTACCTCATCATAACCAGTTACATGCTTTTCTGTTATGGTAAAGTCACCATGCTCAAGAATATAATCTTGCACCTTTGTTGTATCATAATGCATAGCAGTAGCACTCATTGGAAATGGGTGAAAGAATTTATCTTTCAATGAACCCCAGTTCTCATATAGGATTCCTGTCTTTGGTGTTGCTCCTAATGGATTGTTATACCAATCCATTTTAAAGAAACGCCATAAGAAAGAAGGAGTTTCTGTAAGCGTTGCCTGACCAATTGGTACTGGATCAATATTTGGATCATATATTATTTCCACATCTAACTGCGGATTATAATATTTGAAGTGTTGAGCCGTAAATACACCAGCTAAACCCTTACCTAAAATAGTTACTTTCATTCTTTTGGAATAACATCAATACCAATTGAGATTCTTTCCTTCTCTGCTTTATGCGTATCCGTATAATGAGGAATATACGCTGGCAATAAACTTATTCTTCCAGAGATATTTTTTACTTCCCTAACCTCTGGATCATTTATTTGATTTACTGGGTTTATATAATAAGTAGAGGTTCCTTCTGCCTGAACCGTTATATGCCCTGTTAAATATGATTGGGGAGTGACCATATGAATATGAGATTTAATCCTCTCTCCCTTTCTCATTACATTAGCCCATCCCTTTAAAACCAAAGGATGATCATATACAACATCCAATGACTCTAAAAATCGCTTATGGAAATCCCAAACCTCCGTCTTTAACTTCTGTATTTCTTCATCAGCCCAATCAAATAAATTGTAATAACTATAACGAGAGGTTAAACTATTATTACCTAACCCTGTATACCCGTCTGAAGCTACTTTATCAACAGGAGGAAACTTATTTAAAATCTGCTTTTCTTTATCCAATATGGTAGCAGATATTTTTTTAAAATCTATATTATAAATTTGGTCATAAGCAAACTGATGAAACCATTCTGGAGCAAATGGTGTCTCTCTTGGAGGACTTTTGAATGAAACTACCGTGATCATCTACGACTTGGGATACTTAGCCTTTATCTCCGCCACCTTTGCTTGCCATGCTTCCAGCCCATTTTCTGTTATAAACTCTATCTGAACTTCAGCTTCACCATAGTCAGCAAGTCTTTGTGAAATATACGATACTGGCCCTTCTACCCATGTTTGAACCCATTTTTCTCCATCCCACGCTGGATCACCTTCAGTCATGGTAGTTCCAATATTTTTCCTTTCCTCTATTGAGGGCATAGGTACTGGGGTTATATCAGAATCTGCTAATTCCTCTTTAGTTTTGGCTACTTCCACCCAAGACTGTCTCCAGCCTCCAGAGCCATCAGATTCTACAGAACCTTGTTCATACCTATAACCAGCCTTAACTGGTTTTTCTATCTCAGATACTGGAAAGACATTATACTCAGACGCAGACGGATTCCCTAAGAATCCTACCGGAAATCCAACTTGTGGATTATCTGCCTTTAAGTGGTCTATTCCATATGGATACTGCTCAACAGTATCCCCCACGATTTTAGCATACAACATTAGTTATCCTCCTATGTTATCTTATGATACCCATCATGATTGAGACATGGGGCCTTCAAATTGCGGTTGTGTTTTCCACGCCCCGGAGATGTCTTTAGTAGGATCGTTGTAGTCAAAAAACTCGTACCATCCCGTAGCAATTGTCTTCTCTTGGTCTGTAACTATTCCCCTATGAGCAAACATCCATTGTGCTGGAAATATAACAACCTTACCTTTTTCTGATTTAATTATAGTATCTTGATGATAAAACTCAGTACCACCACCCTCTTCTATATCATCACAAAACATCTGAAACACTAGATGCCTATAGAGAGCAGGAGGTAGGAATGTTATATTTTCAGCGTGCCATTCTAAAAATCCTTCTCCGGGGTTATACTTTTGTATATTAAACGGAACAAGTCTAAAAGCAGACCCCCTATTACACCAAGGATAAATTTCTATATACTCGTTTAATACTATTTGAATCTGATCGCACAACTCCTTTATTAACGGATAATTGAAATCATCAATTCTCATATCCGTACTTTTCTTTCCATCCGTTGGCGTATCCGGATCATTTGAATCCATTGCAAGGCCATAAAATTTCCAGAAATTTTCAGGATTCTCATCAAAGAAAATTTTGATTCTATCGGCTAGAGTTACATCCTCTATAAAAGAACTATGCATAAAATTCATTCTAGTTCATGACCGCCTGTAAAGTTTATTGTAATTCTTCTAGCATTTTCAAAAGGAACATTGGAACTATGATATTGCCACCCATTAAAAATTACAGCAGTGTTCGCCTTTGGAGTTATTCTTTCCATAACTGTTAAGTCATCTGAAGAAGGAAGACCACCCCACTCACCTCTTACTTTACCTGTCTTAGCAAAGTCTTTCTGGTTTTGGTTGAATAAGATAAAGTCACCGTCTGAATCATTTAAAAAATAAGTACAACTATCAAAATTTGACTTATTGTAATGATCTATATGTGGATGATGATAACCATCCTTATTAAATCCCGGACTAGGCGTATAAAGATTAGCCTTTGATCTCCAAAGACTATCGTGTTCAAACCCACTCTTCCTTAAACATCTCGACAACATCATTATATATTGCGCGTATGGTGAAACAGGCGATCCATCTATAAAAAACATATGCGAAAACATATGGCTTTTATTAGTGCTGTCATTTTCAAGCGCATTACTATAGTCTACTGTGCTATCATTCCAATACCATGCAAAATCATAAGAAGGATTATAAAATACTTCCTGTAGTTGCTCAAATAAAAAATCAGGAGCAACGTCTTCTATGTATACAAACTCACCGCTTTTCATTTTAAAAAATACCAAACTAATATAATAATAGCTAACATGTCTACACAAATCGACCAGCATAAATAAGTTTTTATCAACCAGCCTTTCCATACAATAGGCTCTTTAAGCCACCAGTAACTTATCCAGAACTGTTTAATAAAAGCCCTTCTTTCCGCACATCCCTTGCAATCGCTATTAAAAATTTTCATCTAACTGGATGATACGCGCCCTTGTATCCTAACCCGCTTCTTTTGTCATATTGTAGGTGATCCATTTCACCTCCCTTTACTACATAAGACAAGAAAACTTGCAAATGCCAAGCGTCATGAGGAACAGCAAATAATTCTCTCTTATGATAAACCTCCATACCTCTATATATAACTGCATCCCCAGCATTTAAAGGAACTGGAATATCGTTCCTTTCCTTATTTTCAATCCATAAATACCATTCATAATTATCTGGCATGCCTTTATAATCATGCCCCAAATGTATGCTACAAGTTATTTCACATGGCGCTCTATCTTTATGCGGGGCCATTGCATCCCCTGATTTATAAATTCTATGATAAGAATATGCAGGAATTAATTCTAATTCAGTATGCTGTTCAAACGTAGGTAATAATTTTACCAACAACGTTTCCATAAAGGGATCAGCATATTCCCAGTGAGCCTTATTATCTGGATTATCAAAATTAGATTTAGGATACCTTCTTTCCTGAAAGGAGCAATACTGCTGACAAAAAGCCAGCAGATCATTAGACAGCACGCCTTTTACTACAGTGTACTTTTCTATAGAGAACATTTATCTATTATAGCATACTTTATGCGGCTGAAACCTGAGCAAGATGTACGCCACCAGCACCGCCAGCGCCTGCGGAATTTGGGCACTCTCCTACTCCACCACCACCACCGCTACCTCCACTAGCCGCAACGCTTCCGCTATTGCTTAATGTTCCGGCATAAAGAATCATTATGGCTCCTGCTCCTGAACCACCACTTGCTCGGTGTGCGCCCCGTCCGGGGCCTCCATCAGCAGATATAGTGCCTGTTATAATGAGATCGCCACCTACTACTAACCAGATAAGACCACCAACTCCAGAAGCGCCAAAAGCTATAGAGCAGTTTCCTCCTCCACAACTATTACCACCGGGGTTTCCCGCCCCACCAGCACTGTTGCCATTATGACAATTAGGGCAAGACCCATTTCCTCCAGCACCTCCATAACTTCCACCCGCGTTGCCCGTTCCAGCATCATTACCAGCGCCGCCAGAGCCTCCAGAAAAAGCCCCTCCAGTTCCACCAGCGCCACCAGTCGAGTTCTTTGCGCTATTTGACAATGCACTTGCTCCTCCACCTCCGCCTGAAGAAATGGTGGCCGCACTTGTAGCCCCAGCAGTTCCTGCGCTTCCGTTACCACATGCCCAGTTGTGACCAAAGGCTCCTCCGCCCCCGCCACCTGAGCCACCTTCTTGGGCTACTTTAAAAATAGTGCCGTTTCCAGAAACTCCTGCTTGAAATGCAACAGCAGTCACAATATCATCTCCTGAACCAGCGAAATCAGCAGTAGCTAATGTATCAGAACCGGAAGCAGTAAGCATAGGAAGTCGCAATCCATTCGCATTCACGGCTGATGAATCATTACCACCAGAGGTTGTTGGATTAGAATTTCCACCTTTCAAATCCATGTGTAAAGTTCCCGCAATTTCGCAGTTACCTGTAACATAAATAAACATTCCACGACATGGTTGATCGACTGTCATCGTGTGACCAGAATTTATATCCAGTGACGTATATTGCATTACTACCATATCACCATCGTAACTACCACTCTTATTCTGAACCGTATGGGTAACATCTCCAGTTGTATCTAACGCACCATCTGACCCGTCTCCGAAATATTGAGAAAGACCACCTGCGGCGGCTCCAAGCAATGCAGTTTTTTCTGTTCCTACTGGCATAATATATCTCCTTAACCCATGTCAGCACCAGCTTGAAAGCCGTACCAAATTGTTCCCGCATCTAGCGTAAAGAAGGTGTAAATATCAATTTTTCCTGAACCACTAGTTACATCAGGGGCAGAACCACCAGCCCAATCAACAGTACCGGGCCACGCAATAGTTCTATCTGAACTGTCCTGAGTCCAAACTAGAGTAAAGGCGCAAGATTTACCAGTAGCAGATGGATTACTAAAAGTAAAAGTAGTATTTTGATCTGGGGTAATAGTAAATACATTACCTGTTGTTAGATCAATATCAACAGTAGCCGCCGCACTTAGTGCAGTTTTTGTTTCAGCATAATCCTTTAGTTCTGGTCTCTGAACAACGCCGTCAGCAAAATTAGTAACCAATGAACCATCGGAAGTAACAACCTTTGATGCTTCTGCTGTACCTTGAGTGGTAACATCAAGGGTGTTCAATTCAACAGTTGTACCAGTATACCCATCTATTAAATTTAACTCAGTTGCAGTTGCTGTAACTAATGTCCCGGCAAGTTTTAATCCATTTGTCCCGTCATGTGAAGCAACGTTAAAATCATACGCTCCATCCGCAATCGTAACATCTCCACTTGCATCTGCTGTCAATACTTTGGATGCTTCTGAAGTTCCTTGAGTGGTAACATCAAGAGTATTTAATTCCGCCGTTGTACCAGTATATCCGTCAATTAAGTTTACTTCAGCCGCAGTTGCTGTAACTGCCGCCGCCCCAAGGCTAGTAAATTGAGCCTGAAGAACTTCCTTGACAAGACGAATCTGATCGTCACCCTGTGATATTGGGTCTGTGCCGAGAGGATTTGTAGCCGAAAGTTGGCTAATATATGTAGCAGTTTCTACTGGCATGATGCACCCCCTATGCTAGTTCAAATATGCCACTGGCACTTGGTGTGACAGTAAGCGTATTATCTTCTGCTAAAGTAAACTGAGATGTAGTCAATTTAGAAAAGCATACTAATTTACCACCGGACTGATAAACAACTGCGTACTTAATATTCGCAATTGTTCCGCCAGTAGCAGTCCATACAACAGCAGTTGAATCGAAACGATACTTGTCTGTTGCAACAGAAGCCCATGTGCGCGATGTAACAGAAGCGCCACCAGTAGTGTAACCATTACCACTACCAACTTCATTAGCAAGTGATGCTTGCGTTGATAAAGTTTTTGTATTTATATTAGCGCTTGCCGCACTAGTATGTAATGCCATATAAAAACCAACACTTGTACCATCTAGATCAAACTGACCATTGCCTATATATTCCCTAAAGGAATTGTAAAAACTCCAAGCAGTAGCCGCCATTTTATACTACCTCCTTAATTTTTAATGAATCTGGATTTTTAATAATATGTGAGATAAGGCCATCTCCATGAACAGCCAGATCATAATGTTCGCCAGTTTTAGAAATCATATCAACGAACTCTTTTGCTTGATGGTAATGAGCGGCAGTGCATCTGAATTCTTTTGCAGATACCACAACATCTAAAACTTCTTCTCCATCATTTTCAGGTTGTTCATAAGCATGATGTTCTCCCATAATACAACTATCGAATCCATACATTTCAAACTTATGAAATCCTAACATTCTCAACAAATGAACAGCCCTCAATGCAACTGTAGCACCACCCATTATCGGGTAATATTCTTCCCCGTAAACCTCTTTTAAAAGATCAAAATTGTCATCTCCAGCGCAATGCCATATCCATACCTTGTTATCCTTAAGATTTTCAAATACAGAAGGATGACACTGAGATGAAATAAAATATTTACAATCTTCAACTAACGGATAAACAAACCTATTATTAAATTCTCTGCTATCAAGCATTATCATTGCTGAAGGAGTCAAACCACCAGTTATACAATACCTGTGGGAACCATTAATAGTAATTACTGGCATCCCATTTTGACGCTTCTCTAATAAATCAGGAAAAGTTTCCTTTAATGTAGGCCCACCTAAAGCCAACCCTACTACTTTATCCCACTGGGTTTCGTAAGGTTGAACTTGAGGAAGTCCTAGTTGAATATTTTTTCTAATGTTGTCTCTTATTTTTTCTTTGTCTTCATTAACACCACAGATTATCTCTGGAATTGGGTCTCTTTTACCAACAGATACAGAAGGTGGCTCTGAAGCCACTCCCATATGTAAAACTTCTATCATTTATTCTTTTTACCTTTGAATTGAATTGGCCCCGGCATTAACCATGAAAAAAGCATGGGAACCACCACTATCAGGATTAAGGCCCAACCGCCCATTTCTATCAAGGAGCCTAACAGACTCCAGAAGTTATCAGGAGCGCAACTATTCATAGTTTCCTTTTCTTTCGCTCCAATCGGTATCGCTTCCGTCACCACATCTGCCACAAAGGCAGTTGTCGTGGCTCCCAGTATCGGCGCAATCGCACCCGAACTCAATACAGTCCCCACAAGCGCACCGCCCCCCGCCGCTATCGAGGTAATCCCTGCTTTCTTTAGTGTCGTGCATCCTAGCGTTACACAGCAGGTGGAGA